TAAGTCGCTTGGTTACGACCAGTATGAAATAACCTACAAAAAGGTGTTGTGATGCCTACTTCTATTATTTTGGGTATCAGTTCGTCCCTAGCATCTGCTGGTATCACCACTAGCGCATTTGTGGGTGGCCTGATTACTGTAGGTGTGCAGGTTGGTGTAGGTGCCCTTGCTAACTTTGCACTAAGTGCTTTGGGTAGTGCGCTTAGTAGTGGTGGTGCTACAGGTACATCTCAAGGCTTGCTTGTCAATGACAGGTCCCCCAGTAGCCCACAACAATATGTATACGGTCTTGTGAGGAAGGGTGGGACAATATCCTACCTTGAGACTAACGGCTATCAGAATAACTACCTTCATCAGTTTATCGTCCTCGCAGGACACCCTGTTGATGGTATTGAGGCTATCTACATTAACGACGAGGTTGCAGATATTGACAATACTGCACTGGGCTTTCAGAATGTACTCGTACAGGTAAACTACACAGAAGGTGGTGTCTCGAAGACTGCTACACCTAACCATGTTGCTCAGACCGGCTTTGTCACAGGGCAGAGTCTTTCACTCACTGAACTTATCTTGCTCTCTAACCAATGGTCAGAGTATTTTGAGAATCCCGATAGAACATTTGTCTCAGCTAGTGTTATTGAGGCAAGCAATGTTAGTGGGGGTTTTGTTGGTGGTAAGTGGGGCGGAAAGATTCGTATCATCCAGAAACTTGGTATTCAGACAGAGGTAGATGCTAACTTCTTTGCAGAGACCAGCAACCCAGACATCTTGTTTGACCCTTCTGGAAACCCCTATACTCAATCTACTTGTCCTTTTGTGGGTAGAGGTCTGACCTATTTGTATGTCCGATTTGAGTATGACCCGGAAATCTTTGCTAGTGGCATACCTCTTATCACAGCAGTTGTTCGTGGCAAGGAAATCAAGAATTCCATCACGGGGATTACTGACTACTCGATCAATCCAGCTAATATGATTAGGGATTACCTGACCAGTGACTTGGGATTGAATGTCTCAGAAGATAAGATTGATGAAGACTCCTTTCGTCAGGCTGCACTTGATTGTGAAGAACTTGCATCTTTGTCTGATGGCAGCACTCAGGTAAGATTTGCTTCCAATGGGGTAATATCTTCTGGTGAACCTGTCGGGTCTGTTCTCGACAAGATGGTGACTTCCTGTGCTGGAGTTCTCTATTGGAGTTCTGGAAAGTGGAAACTAAAAGCTGGCACCTACAAAACCCCCACTGTAAGTTTTACTGAAGACAACTTCCGCTCACCAATCTCAATGGCAACTAAGGTAGCTATGCGAGACAACTTCAATATCGTGCAGGGAACCTACATCAACGAGCATGATGACTGGATTTCGTCTGACTTCCCTCAGGTAACAAATGCCAGTTTTGTAGCGGAGGATAATGGTGTAGAACAGACCCTGGATGTCCAATTTCCATTCACCACAAATGTCAACATGGCTTACCGTATTGCAGAGATTACCCTCAACAAAAACCGTGAGCAGATAACCTTTACTGGCTATTTTGATTTGACTGCTCTTGAATGTGAGGTCGGTGATACGGTTCAGATAACCAACTCCAGATACGGTTGGGTCAATGAGACCTTTGAGGTTGTAGAGTGGAAACTCCTTAATGACCCGGATCAGGGTGGTCTTGTTGTAGAGATGACTCTTCGTGAGACCTCCCAGGCTGCTTACAGTCTCACACCCACTGTTCCACAAGAAGGGACACCAATCAGTAACCTGCGCATGAACACCACGAGTGGTTACAACATGCAAACTATTGGCGGTGAAAATATTGAACTCATACCGTAAGAGGTAAAGATGGCTAATATAAAACTACTACTAGACCTTATCGCTGAATACGAATCTAGGGGAGACTACAATATAGTCTGGGGAGGTATTCGTAAAGCGGACCACCCTCCAAAACCCCTTGTTGAGATGACAATCCAAGAAGTCTTGGACTGGCAAGATAGTATCGACCGGAAGTATATGTCCGAGGCTGCTGGTCGGTATCAGATCATGGAAGATACCCTCCGGGGTCTTCTTCATGTAGTTGACCCGGATGAACTCTACAACGAAGAGAACCAGGATAAGTTAGCTATCCACCTTATGAAGCGTCGTGGTCTTGACAAGTATCTGTCAGGAGAGATGGACTTGGGTTCCTTTGGGAATAACCTTGCAAGAGAGTGGGCCAGTCTTCCAGTCCTTAAAGGTCGTAAGAGGGGCTACAGCTACTATGCTGGTGATGGTCTGAACAAAGCTCATGTGACACCAGAAGAGGTTGAGGCAGTTCTTAAAGCAGTATTGGAGGGTTAAATGGTTTCCATGAACAAAGACGACAATTTAATTAGTAAGATCATCAGTGCCGCTGTTATTGGTCTTTTGTCTTGGAACACTTACACAACTCAGAACCTCTCTGTTTCTGTAGCTGTACTTGAGACTCGTGTCAGTAGCTTGCAAGAGACCATCAGTAGTAGCTTGATGGATCGTTATACAAACAGTCAAGCCCAATCGGATCATGCCCTAATTGACCAGAGGATTGAAAGGCTGGAAGAATGGAATCAAAATCTCTCTGAACGTATAAGACTGTTAGAGCAGGAGGCAAGAAATGCCCAATAAGAACAAGACTTGGAAGAGAGAGATAGCAATGGCCCTTCTTGGGTTCATTTTTTACTTAGGGTTTATTGGGGATATTACTGTCCTTGAGGTGGTCATCTGGCCTTTTATGCTTTATGTAGGTGCTGCCTACGGTATGGAGTGGGCCTCTAAGCAAACTACACTAACTACACAAAGGTATGAATGATGCTTGGATGGATTGTTGGGTCACCCCTGAATCGCCTTGCGGTTTTTGTCTTGGTTGNTGGNNTGCTTTCTATTGGAGCGATCCAGTATATTCGGTGGGACGAAAGAGACAAAGTGAACCAGCAGAGATTAGAGGATCAAGTAGAAACCAGAAAGAGGGTTGACGATGCGGTACGTAATTCTCCTGATGCTGTCGGGGATGCTCTTGACTTCCTGCTCGACCGTCAGAGTAGAAACTGAGGGCCTATGTCTTGGGCTTGAAGAACCTATTGATGGTCTGGCAGATGCACTGATAGCAGACATAAAAAGAACCCCCGAACCTGTTGTAATAGCAGGAACGAGGGTCATAAAGGGTTATGATGCAGGTTGTGGGGGGCTTTAGGGCCTCCCTTCTTTTTTATCTTGTAGGGTAAACCAATACCTTGAGGGTATCATTCTGGGCCTTTCTTATCGTCAAGGATAAATCTACAGGCTGTCAGCAGTCTCATGCTCACAGTTCACACCACGGATGACATAGGGTTCTGGCGCAGTCATCAAGTAGAGACTAAGACTGATAAGGCCCTCCCCACCAATGAACTCACGACACTCTGCATCAGTTTCAAAACGGAGTTGATTGTTGATACGAGTACATTCTGCCGGGTTCGACATCAGGCAGACAATTGCATAGGCTAGAAACATTTGTTAGTCCTCTAAGTTGGGTGCAACATTGATAAGTCTATCAAGATACCATGCTGCTTTCTGAAGGTCCTCTACACCATTTTTGTAGCGCCAACGATGTAGGTACTTAGCGATATTTCCTCTCAGGTATCCTACGTACTCCTCTGTTGTTAGAAAGTCTGAAATGTACTCAATGCACTCGATGTTACCAGTTGACTTGTAGTGAGGGGGGTTATTGACATTATCAACATTAAAACTCATTTTGCTCTCTCCATTGCTTTCCGTACAGTTGCAGGTCTTCTATGTGCATAGGTGTGTAGTTAATGGCCTCAGAACTTACATTAAAGTAAGGGCCTTCCGGGCTTGGGTTATGGTGGATATGTCCATGCACATTAAACAACCCTTTCCTACCCGGTGTGTAGAGACCTGACTGGTGAATGGGTACGTGGGTAAAGATAAGGCCATATTCAGTGAAGACTCTCCACATACTGACCTTCTTGAAGAACCCACCAGAAGACATGAACTTCACATCATCATGATTGCCCACAATCAACCTCTTTGAACCATTAAACTTAGGCCACAGTTCCTTGAAGTCTTCTTTGCTACCGAAAGCTACATCGCCAAGATGGTAGACTATATCTCCAGGTTTAACCACATTATTCCACCTATCAAGGATACGATCATTCATTTCCATAACAGAAGAGAAAGGGCGAATCCTGACACCAAGTTCATCCCTAAAGTCTAAGATGTTTTCATGATTTAGGTGAGTATCACTTATCACCCATATATCTCTAGGCACTCTTATGTTTCCTCTTTCTGTGTAGGGTTTTGTCTTTACGCTTGATGACCCGCAGGCCATACTTAGGTTTCCATAGGTCGTGTGCCATAGGATTCCTTGGTTTTGGCTTGCGGGTCTTTTTCATTAGGTCAGGTCCTCCTGCCTCCACTCTACAACATAAGAGTGCTCAATGTCAAGTGGCATTTTTGCAACACCTGTCACTCGCAACTCCTGATACCTGTCTCTGGGTCGATATAGCAAGCACCACCCTCTACTTCAAGTTCATCATCTGTTGGTTTGTCTTCTTCAATGACATCTTCAGATGCAGATGCGTTAAGAATACCAAACCGTTTTCCAGAAGCACGGAAAGTGGTACAACCTTTAGCCCCACCATCATAAGCTGACATGTAGACCTCCTTGAACTCTTCCCAAGAAACAGAGTCACCTACATTACAGGTTTTACTACAAGCACTATCAACCCATTCTTGTGCAGCGGTCAACATACCTACATGTTCTTGAACAGTAATCTGGTCTGCTGTATCACACTCAATACCCCACTCACGGTAAGCATAGTCTTCTACTGTCTCATACATAGGGCCATCTGCTGTTTGGATAGTCCTGGTGTAAGAGAGGCTAAACACAGGTTCAAGACCAGAACTAACATTATTAGCAGTAAGACTGATTGTTCCTGTGGGTGCGATTGAAGTCAGGTGAGAGTTACGGATACCATAGTTTTTAATAGCCTCTTGAACTTTAGGGTCAAGTTTCTTGATGAACTTACTCTCTAGGTACCTCTTGTCGAAGAGAGGAAATGCACCTTTCTCTAGGGCAAGAGAGGCAGAGGTCATATAACAACGGTTAGCAATCAGACGCAAGACCTTCCTTGTGAACTCTTTTGCTTCATCAGACCCATACCGGATAGCTAGAGCACCAAGTACATTCCCAAGGCCGGTAATCCCAAGACCCATTCGACGCTTGTTCTTTGCTTCAGCCTCTTGTTCTGGTAAAGGATAGGTAGTCTCATCAATAACATTATCCATCGCCCGAACAACATGCGGAATGTCATGCTCAAGAAGAGACCAATCAAAAAATACCTCCTCAAAGAATACTTCTTGACCCTCTGTAATAGGTTTGATGTAACGAGTAAGATTGAAACTACCAAGAAGACATGCACCATAAGGCGGGAGAGGTTGTTCCCCGCAAGGGTTTGTAGCTGAGATATTCTCACAATACCAAAGGTTATTCATCTCGTTGACACGATCAATGAAGATAACCCCAGGTTCTGCCCAGTCCCAAGTATTACGAAGGATAGCCTCCCACAAACTACGTGCCCTTACAGTGTCAAAGACTCGACCCTCAAACACAAGGTCAAAGTCACTATCATTCTTTACAGCTTCCATAAACTTGTCAGTCACAAGAACTGAGATGTTAAACTGGGTTAGTTTGTCATGGTTTGATTTGGCCGAAATAAAGTCCATAATGTCAGGATGGTCTACACGAAGACAACCCATCTGTGCCCCACGTCGATGACCAGCACTGGCGATAGTCTTACAGGTAGCATCCATAATACCCATGAAGGATACAGGACCACTAGCTTGAGAGCCTAGGCTTTTAATACGGGCACCTTTAGGGCGGATAGAACTAAAGTCATAGCCTACACCACCACCAAGTTGCATGGTTTTAGCGGCCTGTTTAGCTACCTCCATAATACCCATAAGATCATCAGGGACTTTCTGCATAACAAAGCAGTTGAATGCAGTCACTCTACGGTAAGAGCCAGCCGCACTCTGCACCCGACCACCCGGAAGGAACCGCTGATCTTTGAGGATGGCATTAAACTTTTCGTAATGCTCTTGGTTATCTGTTAGTGCCCCAGAAATACGAGCAGTCTTTTGGGTAAAAGTTTCCCCTTCCTGTCGGTACTTGACTTCATCTGCCCAGATTGCTACTGGGATTTTAGGTCCGTAGTCATTCATTTTCTTCATACTCCTTCACGTATCCATATTCAGGCCAGACCTCTTTACAGAACTCTTCAGCCTCTTCTTTTGTAGCAAACAACCTCGGGTTACCCTTCTCGTCTAGAGTAACCAGATTATCCAAACCTTCCCGCATGTGGCCCATGTTTACACAGACTAGCCAACTCACCGATTGTCTCCACTTCCTTGCAAGACGCCACGCTTCTGACGGTCATACAACTTTTCTAGGTTTCCATTAGCAACGTCGCTAAGGCTGATACCAAGATGATAAGCCAAGCCAGCCAGATAGAATAGTACATCACCAAGTTCCTTAGCCATATCTTTGGTATCGAGTGGGTTGCGATCTCGAATATGCTTCTTGATCTTCTCGGCAATCTCACCTGTTTCACCTACAAGACCGAGGGTGTTTTCCACCAGACGGGCATCCCCATGTGTCAGCATGAGTTCATCTACAGCCAGTTGATAGATGTCAAACTCTGACCGCACAAAGTTCTCAAAGTCTTCATCAGGTGTCCAGTAGCCAAAAGC